AATCAGTTAGTTGTACAGGACATGATGCTTGTAAAAATAAAGTATGGGATGGCGAATATGACATAACTTGTGGTGCATCTAATAGTGAAAGAACATGTAAATCAACAACATTAAATTGTGGTTCTGGAAAAGATTGTACGATAAAAACACAAGGGAGTGGTCATGATGCTTATCAAAACAGTGTAGTAAACGCGAAAGAATCCAATTCTTTTAAATTAACATGTCAGGCGACAGGATTAAGAGATTGTCAATCAATAACAATATGGTGTCCGCAGTCACCGGGCTCAACTTGTGAATGTGTGAGTTGTCCTAGTTCAGTAACAATGAAATGTGTGCAAGGTGTGAGCTGTGATTCGGCATCAAATGCAAATATAGATTATGTGGAAGCAGATGAGGTATTAGATGGTTATGTGCCTGAATTAAATAATGGTCCAAATGATTGTTGTAAGCATACGGCACCATGGGACGACCCATTTACTTTAATGTGTCAAACATGTGCTTATGATGTAATAGGAAAGTTAAAAACAGATATTACTTATAAATGGTATTCGTCAAATGATTTAAAATATGAAATAACTTGCTATACAACCGGCGAATATTCGGTAAGATGCAATGGAAAAAATAATGAGAATGGTGGTAGACCAAGTTATACGGCAACATGTGAAACAGATTGCATAACAGATTATGATAAAATTCCAGGAAAAGAATATGTATGGTTAAAAAATACTCAAAATAAAGGTAAAAGTCCAGATTGTCCAAAAGTGCCTATTCCGGGAAACAATAATAATCAAAATTATAAATGGGGAACTTTGGAACAATGCAAAAAAAGTTGTATAATGGAACCAACAGGCAAATGTAATATGTTATCAAGATATGGTGAAGGAATAAAAGAATTAACAGAACAATATCATTGTAGATTTTATGCCTGTCCAGAGCCATTTGATTTTAATTGGGTAACTCAAGAGCAATGGGGAAATTATGCGAGTTCTTGTCAAACATATATGTTACCAATACGTCATAATATATTACAACAATGTGATAATATAATAAATAAAACAAGATGGACAAATGAGACAAGATGGACAAATAAGACAAATATAATAGATAAGATTAGATGGGAAAATAAGACAAATATAATAGATAAGACAAATTGGGTAAATAAAACAATATATAAATATATAAATTTTAGTGATTATTTTTACGATGATTCTTTATTAGAAAATATATGTAATGAGTATAGATATAGTTATTATTCAGGTAATGTGAATGAGGCATGGACAACGAAATCATGGAAGTTAGGCTGTAGTCAATATAAATTGGGATATAAAACATTAAATCAATGTAAATCACAATGTTCTTGTAATAAATCACCACAATCTTTTTCATCACATCCACAATATAAAATATGTAGTAAAACACAAGCATCTACAAATTATATATCGTGTAGGCATAATGCATGTAGTGGTGGGAATTGCTGTTCAAGAAGTGCAAATATTTGTAAAGATGCGTGTAAAGCATTTCATGCTACAAAATTTTCTGGAAAAATGATTACATATAAAGACATAGATAAATATATATATAAAATTAAAAATGAAACAAGATGGAAAAATAAGACAAAATGGACAAATAAAACAAAATGGACAAATAAGACAAATATAATAGATAAAATTAGATGGGAAAATAAGACAAATATAATAGATAAGATTAGATGGACAAATAAAACAAGATGGACAAATAAAACAAGATGGACAAATAAAACAAGATGGAAAAACAAAACAAATATAATAGATAAGATTAGATGGATAAATAAAACATCTTGTAAAAAAGACGTAGAAATATCAACAGTAAAAGAAAATAATAAGGATTCAACGCCAAGAAGCTCATCTACAATATCAAATAATACAAAGAAATCAACAAAAACAACAACAAATATATATAATATAGAAGAATTTTCAATGAGAGAAACATTATTAATAGCGGCAATAGTGTTATTATTTAGCATAGTATGTTGTGAAAGTTATTTATGTAAGATATTATATGGTAAGATTAATGAATTAGAAAGAAGAATAAAAAGAATAGACAGTCTTAGGAACACAGAAATGCCGATAGTGATGGCTTCGCCTGCTGAAATGTTCGTGAACCGTAAAATAAATACAAAATAAAGCACTAAAGAAAAGGCACTTGGAGTAAGGACTTAAATAAATCGCTATAATTAATTTAAATGAGATTACGGTCAGGGCGAACTTTAAAAACAACCTCCACAACCCAAATAAGTGAAATGGATGCAGCAGAAATATTATTAGATTTAAACTCTAATAGCTTGTATAATAGAAGAGTTAATAAAATAATAAAAACAGTTCCAAAAAAATTAAAGGAAAATTGTGAAATCTGTTTAAGAGAAGTAATAAAAGAATCATTGACGAATGGTATTAATATAAAGTTTGAGATAAGATAATAAATTTATAATTATTTAAAAAATGACTAATTTAAATAATTATGATGAATAAAATATTTGTTGTGAATTTGGAAAGATGTAAAGACAAAAATAAAAGAATGAGAGATAGATTGGGGAATATAAAGTATAAAATGACAAAAGCAGTAGATGGTAAAAATTTAACTAGAGAAAAATTAGTAAATATGGATGCGGATATATTAAAAGATTGGAAGGACCCATATTCAGGTAGAAATATAACTTGGGGTGAAGTAGGTTGTACTTTATCGCATTGTAATATTTACAAGGAATGTTTAAGAGATGGTATATCTAATGCGATAATTTTAGAAGATGATATATTAATTCCACCTGATTTTGAGAAAAAGTTAAGCATAATAGTGTCATATTTGGAAAAAATGAATAGAGATGGTATAGATTGGGATTTTTGTTATTTGGGTAGAAGACCAATGGATGAGAAAGATGTGGATATTTATCCGGGAATAGTTTCCGCGGGTTATAGTTACTGGACTTGTGGATATGTAATAAATATTTCAGGAATGAGAAAAATAATAAACTCAAATATACTGAAAAATATAATACCAATAGACGAAATAATTCCACTATTAGGGAATATCTCTCCATTTAAAAATTTTAGAAAATATTTTTCCATAGAAGAAGATTTTAAAGTGGTATCATTAAAAGAATTATTAGTAACACCAGAGAATGCGGCGTTTGCTTACAGTGATACAGAAAATTCAAAAGAGGTGGAGGAATATTCAGATAATTTACTTGTATTAGCATCAGGGACAGATATGACAGATGGTCTTAAAAGATTTATACAATCGTGTAAAACATATGGATTACAGTATAAAATAATGGGATTGGGTACAAAATGGAAGGGGGGTAATATGGCTCTTGGACCAGGTGGGGGACAAAAAATAAATTTATTATGTGATACGATAAAAGATATGAAAAATGATAGAATAATATTAGTGAGCGATAGCTATGATGTTATAATGTCTGCTAACAGCGAGGAAATATTAAGAAAATATAAACGATTTGATAGTCCTCTAGTTTTTGCGGCAGAATCAGCTTGTTGGCCAGATAAAAATAAAGAAAAATTATTTATGAAAGTAGCAAATAGAAAAAACATATATTTAAATTCGGGTGGTTTTATTGGTACAGTAGAAGCGATAAAATTAATATTAAGTAGAGTAGAGGATTTTTGTGATGATCAAAGATATTATACAGATGTATATTTTACAAATTTGGGGAAAAAACTAATAAGATTGGATTATAATTGCGAAATATTTCAATGTTTAAATGATGCGGAGGAAGAATTAATAATAAATTTTGAAAAATCAAAGGTAGTAAATAAATCAACAAATACAGAACCATGTCATATACATGGTAATGGGCCGGAAAGTAGAAAACTTTATTTGAATAGTTTGGAAAATTATTTAATGAAAAATAGGACAGATATTTGGGGGTTTAACAGTAAAAATAAAATATTAGAGGAATCAATGAAAAAAAATATGACAATTTATATTTGTGTGGAAAATAATACTAGAAACAATCCAGAATTATTTAAAGAATTAGAGAAAACAATATTTTTAAATATTGAAGAAGTAAAAAAAATATGTCCGGAATTAACATATATTTACAATAATCATGTAACAGATAGAAATGAATGCATAACAAAAGCAAATAAATTAAATGTGGATTATTATTGGTTTATAGATTCTACATTTATTGTAACAAATAAAAATACATTGAAAAATTTGATAATGCATAATCGAGGTATAGTTTGCCCAGCGATAAGTAAAAAAGAAGGTTTATGGAGTAATTTTTGGGGAGCAGTTGATGATGGGGGGTGGTTTAAGGATTCGTTTGATTATATTCAAATAGCAGGTAAAATAAAAACAGGTTGTTGGAATATACCACATATAGCAGGCAATATGTTGATTAATAATGAAACATTATTAAAAGTAACAAATTTTTATACAAATGATTATAACGCATATTTTAATATGGATATGAAATTTTCTCATAATTGTAGAAAAAACAATATATTTATGTTTGTTGATAATATGGAATATTATGGATATATTTATGAGGGATTGAAGGATAAGATACCGCCAGGTGCTTTGCATCCAGAATTATTTTTATTTGAAACAGATAAAGATAAATGGGGTCAAAAATATTTACATCCAGACTTTTATAAATGTATAGATAATTGGAAAAATTTAAAATATGAGACACCGTGTGAATGGGTATTTCAATTTCCATTTGTAAATGATTTATTTTGTGAGCATTTATTGGATGAGGTAAATAATATCAATGCTTGGTCAAATGGTGGTGATAAAGAAATAGAGGATAAAAGAATAAATAACGTAGAAAATGTCCCCACAGTTGATATTCATATGTCTCAAATAGGTTTCCGTAATCAATGGGAGTCAGTAATTAAATCATATGTATCACATGTGGTAAGTGAATTATATTCACCATTTAAAACAAAAGGATTAAATATAGGATTTGTAGTGAAATATGATATGGATGGTCAAAAAAAATTAAGTAAGCATCATGATTCGTCTTCTTATACAATAGGCATTCCCTTAAATACTCCAGATGTAGATTTTACAGGTGGTGGAACAAGATTTGTTCGCCAAGATACATTAGTAAGAGGTAAAAAGGGTTATGCTATAGTCCATCCAGGAAGATTAACACATTATCATGAAGGGGTACCAATACAAAGTGGTACAAGATTTATATTTATTTCTTTTGTAAATTAATGTATATAATTTAATGTATATTAATATTATAATATGAGCAATAATGGTAATATATTTTTAGAGATAATAGAGGAGGAAGAGAAAGATGCAAACGATGAAGATTTAAATGATGAAGATTTAGAAGAGCTTAATAGATTAAAAGAAATAACAGAAAAGTTATGGAGTGAAGATCATTTAACACACACATATGAAAATATTAAAAAAAATGAGAAAAAAGAGAAAACAATTAGAAAAATACAAGCAATACAAAGTAATTTTAATTTTTCGTTTAGAAAAAAACAAAAACCGGTTAATAAAAACTTAATAACTAATGAAAATAAGAATAATCGAACAGTACAAAGAAAAAATAAAACTAGATATAGAGGATTTATGTCTTTTTGATATATTACATTTTATGAGTTGAAATAAATATAAATATATATTTGTAAAAATATATATATTTATATGGGTAGTGGATTTTCTTCAACAAACGAATTAAAATGTCCCGATGGTTACGATAAATCAAAGTTTGAAAAA